GTTGTTACTTGTGGGAATACCAATCCCACACAATGGTTCGGCAGAGGCATCACTGGTCTTGCTCACCCAGAGGCTCTTAAGCGTCGTTTTCGTGTTGTCGTTCGCTGCGTCCTTCGCGATGACTGGAAGACCCCTGGCGGCAAGTTGGATCGTGAGCGCTTCAAGAAGCACCCGACTGCTTCGCAAGAGTGCGCCCACCTTGACTGTTTTGTCAAGTATGACTGGGGCCCTGAGCAGAAGATGACCTTCTACCAGCTCATGACCCTTTGCTTGCAAATTCGCGCCAAGGAACGCCGTCGGTGGAACGCGGCTCAGGAGATTATTGCCGCAGGTGTCCGCAAGATTCGCACCCTCAACGCGGAACACGATGTTCCCCTCGGGAAGTCTTTTGAGGAACTTCTCCAAGGCACTGCTAAGCCCACTGAGAAACCAGAGGGCACAGGCCACGAGGTTTTTAACAAGGCCGTTTCCACGAAGGAAAAGACCTGGGAGGATGTTGTTGTCACTCAGGGCGACTCAACGGTTTGGGAGAAGCCTCTTTCGCGTAGGCAGAAGAAGGTTGCTCGCGATATTGCGAGGGCACGTGCTCACCGCCACCAAGCTGCTAACGTCCTGACGCAGGGCGATCACAGTGAGGATGAGGATGAAGATGAGAAGTCGACTTCCACTGTGGACTTTGATCCTGTTGTCTTGCAATCTGTGCAAAATGAGGAGGTGCTTTATGATGAGACAGCACGGCATGATGCTCGTCTCACGGAGATTATGACTGGCAATGCGAGTGCTGAGGAGCGTGCCGCTTTTGAGACCGATGTCAACGTTCTCTCCATTGCGCTTAGTATCGATTCTTCTTTGGCCATTGAGAACTGGCTTAAGGTTTTCCGTACGCCGTTGAAGGGTATTGATTCTGAGATTAAGACTTTTATAGTCGAATATCTCGACCGGTATCTGAACAACAGGATTGAGCGTTTGATTGCACCTGACATCGCTCTTCGCATGGCAATTACTTCAGCATCTGCGGTCTTTTGTGAGCGTTATATGTTGGATGATTATATTGCCCAGTTAAAGCCTGAGTTTTATGACCGCGTCACATTGCGTGATTATCCGTGCGCGTCTGAGATATTGCGTCCCGTGGCTTTTAACCTTGCGAGAACGCTCGCTGGGCTGACAGTTGCGTGGCTTGCATTTCGCACTGGTTTGAAGGCGGTCGATAAGTTGCTTTTTGCCCAGAAGGATGAAAAGAATGATTGGGAGCAACTTGGTGACTCTGACTTTAATGTGAGTGATGATGAGGAGACCGTTCCTACGGTTGCCCCTTCGCAGCGCTCAGGGAGCTCTTCTGCTCGTTCATTGCCTGCAAGTGTTGCCTCACGGGTTGGCACTGTGATGACTGAGCAGGATGCTATGCTTATCGCCAAGGCACAAGGAGGTGGTAGCGACACCACTCGCGATGAGCGCATGGATCCCTATGAGCACCGAGGTCGTGCTCGGATGCACAAGGGAGGTCGTGCCAATCGCGGTGCTCGGCACGATGACCGTGGGCGCGACATCAACATGGGCTATGGTGCTAACCTTCACATGCAGAGTGCGACTGTGCCTGCGACGCCTGTTCAAAAGCTTATGAGCAATTGCGGCTCTCTTTTGGCCAATGGCCGGGGCCAGTGTTGCACTGCTATTTTTGGACGTGTCTTGATGCTCACGGAGCACTTCTTTTACAACGAGCGTGGTATTTTGCCTGAGGGCACCATGCTTGAGCTGAACATGGGCGGGGAGCAGTACAACTTTCCGTTCACGCAGGCTAACATGATTTGCATCAAGGAAGAGGACGGCGGGCATCGCGACATTGCTTTTATTCTTGGACCGAAGAATATGCCGCTTAAAACCGATATCCGGCGTTATTTTCGCGTTAAGGATTCGGCTTCGCGCGCTGTCTTCAAGAACACTGTTATGATTGAGAGCTACTCACAGAAGAAGCCTCGACTTATTGCTATTGGCGGGGCAAAGAGGGTGACCAACCCTTTGGGCCAAAGCACAAAGTTTGACAGCAAGCCGTTCTTGCACGGGATTGAAGGTGGTACGTCACCACAGGATGGAGCAATGCAGTATCGGGCGATGGACAACGGTACTTGTGCTGCGCTGTTGCTTGCTGAGAATACGCAGGGAGGAAATTTCATTCTCTCGTTGCACGCGTATCAGTTGCAGCCAGCGACACCGCTTCACAAACCGAGTAGCCTCGGTTTGCGCATTCTTCAAGGGGATTTGGACGAGGTGTTTCGTTACTATACCGGTAGCGAGTTCACTCGGACGGACACTATGGCCATGATTCCACCAATGGTTGAGCGCCCCATGGATTCGCCTGTTCCTGGCCTGCCTGCGGTAGGTTTTATGGGCGGCCCTGCGCGCCAGACTGTTTCCAAGATTGAGTCTTCACCGATACGGCAGTATTTGAAGTGCTCTAGTGTTGTCACAAAGCAGCCGGCCATCTTAAGTGTTACTGATCCTCGTAACCCTATGGGTCATAACGTTCTCCTTCGTGCCCTGTCGAAGGAAGTCCCTAAGCTTAAGAAAGGCATGCCTTTCACAGTGGAGGAGATGGAGGATGCTATGGAATCAGTGATGGAGGAGCTTGAACGCTTTCTCCCGCTGAAGTCACGTGTCATTCCGATCATTGACTCCGCTAAGGCGTTTAAGGAGGAAGGAATTGGCGCGCTTCCTATGAAGACAAGCGCTGGTTTCAAGTTCCGTAAATTTACAGGCGGTTCGGGGAAGGCGCTCCTCTTTGATGTCAATCGTGAGCCAGGTGATTTGCTTTACAAGTGCATTGAAACACTTCGTGATGAATGTGAGCTTGGCGAGTTCCATGCGCCCATTTTTGAGGCTAACATTAAGGATGAGACCCGGGCGCAAGGGAAAATCGATTCAGTGATGATGCGCCATATTGTCAGTGGACCGACGGACCTTACTTGTCTTACGCGTTGCTATTTTGGCTCCTTTTGTGGTGCCATGCGGCTTGCAGGACCGCTGGCGCACACGGCTCTTGGGATGAATGTTTATGGTCCGGAATATGACATAGCCATGAAGCGGATGTCCGATTTTTCAATGCACTCTATGGATGCCGACTTTAAGGACTATGCCATGCAATTTACTCCGCAAATGGTTGATGTCATTGGAACATTCATTCGGGGTTGGTATAAGAAGACCGATCCGGAGTGGACAGAAGAGGACGATGCTGTGCGCGCTTGCATTTTTGAGACCATTGCTCACACCTATGTTGTTGCCGACGGTGTGCTTTATCGCCTTGACAATGGACACCCTAGTGGTCATGCCCTTACTACTTTGGTTAATTGTATTGGCACAATACTTTTTAACCTTATGGCTTACCGTCGTGTTCGAGAGAAGTTACGCCCTGGCTTACCTATGGACAGCATGATCATGATGCACAAGGGTTATGATGGCTTTTGGGAGGGCACGCGCCTCATTGTTTTGGGCGATGATAACTTGCAGACGATTGCCGAGGAGTTGCTTCCGTATTGGAACTTCTTTGCTTTTCGCGATACGCTTGCGGAGGCAGGCATCACGATCACCGACGGAACCAAGACTGGTACTCCGCGCGCAAGCAAGAATTTCTTTGATTCTATGTTTTTGTCAACGACTCCACGCGTTGGCCCGGCAGCTCTCGGGTGGCCTATTGTTGCCGCGACAAAGGACGAGAGCTTGGTTGGTTGTCTTTGCTACATACGGACTGGTGGCGGTGCTGACCCCGAAGCGTTGTTGAACGCCAATTGCCAGGACACGCTCCAGCGTGCCTGGGGGCGAGGGCGCGAGTTTTTTGAGGACTTGCGAGCCGACATTATCCAGGCTTTTAAGCAAGCTGGTCTTGAGGTCCCTCGTTTTTGGACTTATGGTCAGTTGTATCAGCGCTACAAGGAAGGTGTCTTGTGCTTGTTTTCCGCCGAGGATAATGAGTATGAGGCTGCCGCAGTTTCTTACAGGCGCTCGCTTATGGAACCGGATGGGGTTCGCGTTACTTATCAGATGGATCAGGCTGTTGTTATTTCTGGGAGTGCGCCTGCGCGGACTCAGGAAGGCCTTACTGATATGGCACCGCCCGCTGGTGGTGCTCCTCTGCAAGAAATGCAGTATGACATTCGTAGTGTTTGCGCGCGCAAGCAGCTCATTTCAACTTTTCCGTGGAGTGTGGGTGATGCTCCTGGGGCCACTCTCTTTACTGCAAATGTGCCGAGTGATTTGCTCCGCGGTGCTGCCTTGCGGATGATTGACGCCTTTACTTATGCGGTTTTTGATTCTGTGGATGTTCACATTACTGTGCAAGGTTCGCGGTTTCACCAAGGACGCTTGATCGCGTATTCGGTGCCGCTTACGACTAGTGCAACTGAGCAGGCTCTTATTGCAGGCAGCAAGAGCTCACAGCTCCTGCTTCCCCACGTTTGGTTAAACCCCACGAGCTCTGAGACAGCTATTTTGACCATTCCATTTCTTTCTCCGTTGAGTCTTTTGGACTTGCGCGCCTTGGTGGCTCAGCGTATTGCCAATGTTCACATTGCGGTTTTTAACGGCCTTGCTGCCGATGCTGGCGCCGCTCAGGCTGTTAGCGTTACTGTCCTTGCGGCCTTTACGAGCATGCGTGCGCATGTTTTGCGAGTGCACAATATTGCGGCCGTCCATGAAGTGGAGGAAGCGGATGAAAAGGCTCTTGACGTTAAGATGCAGGGTGGGCGAATGTCAAAGGTTACCAATTACAACTATGATCACGTTGTTGATTCGAACATTGGTGCTACGAGTAGCTCGGATAATTTTGATCAGGGTGTTGATGCGAGTGCTACGGTCTCTCCTTTGGATCGTCCTCTTAACTCGCTTTCTACATTTTCTGTGACATCGCAAGCTCCCCGCCTTACTAGTGCTGTCAACATTACGGCGGGAACTTACCTTGGCCTTGATCCTCGTTCGGAGCGCCCGTTGGATCCATCGGATTTTTCGAACTCTGCGGACCTTATGGACCTTGGTGAACTGGGTTCGACCTTCACGTTTCTCACCACGGTTAGTTGGCAGATGTCTCATTCGCCCGGAACGTTTTTGCATTCGCATCGTCTCAGTCCGATGGCATCTTATGACTCGGCCATTCTTGGGTCGGTTGTGGTTCCATCTCTTATGAGCTACATTGCCGTTCCGTTTGCATTTTGGAATGGCGATCTTGAGGTGCGTGTTGAGGTGGTTTGTACGGATATGCATGCGGGGCGTTTATTGCTTATGCCTAACTACGGTGTTCAAAGCACCAGCGATGTAGATCCGTTACAGCTTGAGCAATACGGTTTTGTTTTGACCCTTGAACCGGGGATGCAAACGGTTGATTTTGTGATACCGTATGTGAGCCAGACCCAGTACATGGACATACCGAATAGTTCCAATCCGCTTGGGGCCACTTTGGATAACGCTAGGATTGGCCTTTTCACTTTGTCGGTGTATTCTGGACTTGTTGGCCCGTCTACTGTCCCTGATGCTGTGGATGTGAACATTTATGTTCGCTCTCATTCTGTGAAGCTTGCTTTTCCTGGTGCACGGAACAGGACGATCAAGAGCACGGAGTATTTTGATACTGGTGGTCCTGCAAGGTCCGTCAGGTATCAGATGGACACCGGGGAAGCTGTTGGTGAGGACGTTGTTCCTTCCGGGGAACCAGATGTCACCACATCTGTTGGTGTTGTTGAGAGCCCTAATGTTCAAGGTGCGATGGGAGCGCAAATGAGCATTAATGCCTTGTCCAAGCGGGCCTACCCCATGCTTACCATCAGTGCGCAGGATGAAGATCAGGAGTTTCTTATTCCGGCTGGGGCATTTCTCACCCAGGGCCATTATCATAATGCTGCTTCTGGTGGACCCCAGCTTGGCATATCTGGTTTTGCGCGCTGGGCATCGATTTTCCGCATTTGGGGTGGTGGCGTTGTTTGCTATCTCGAGGGTATTTTCACTGGATCAATCAGTGTTACCACCGAGTCGAGTTTGCCGGCGTTGGATGATGCGATTTACGATGATTCGACCTCCATCGCCATGAATTCGGCGCCCTTGCAGAACACCACAAGTTTGGCTCCTTACATGGCGGGTTATGCTCCTTTCCGTTCGCGGTACCGTTTTTGTTTGGTGCCGCATGATCCGGATGATCTGACGGATACGGTGTATAACCATTCGTTTTTCACCGTGTTGATCAAAGGCAAATCCATGCCTGCTGGTTCGAAGGTTATCCTGTCTTTGGCGGGTGGTGACAATTTTAGGTTGGGACAACCTTATATTGTTCCGCACACGGAGCTGAACCATGCGAACATCCCCCCGGACAAATGGGGCCAAGCAGCGGGTTCCGTTGATATCCCGCCGACGATCAAGGTTACTGCCCCTTTTATGGGCGGTACACCGTTGCGGTTTTCGCATGAGACGATGAATGGTCATTCCGCCATCGATTTCAACGTTAGCCTTGGTCCGCCGTTACCGTACAACATGAATTGGATGCGTTTTGACTCCACACTCTTGACCGATGAAGAGCTTAACATGTTGGGTTACCAGATCAAGAGCGGACAGACGCGTAACTACACCGGCGTCGAAGGTAATGTCAACAAGACGTTTGACAATTACGACTTCGGCCCGGCAACGCTCATCATTCGGTTTGTGCATGCGAGTGGAAAACCTTTGGCGGCC